ACGTGTAGAGGCAGCCGCGAATACAGCAAAGGAGTTGGGGGAACATGGTATTGACCTTGAGCCAACCAAAGAAGATAAAGACACAGCCGCAAGACTATCCGTTGCTTACGCTGATGATCCTGAAGATGTGTCGAAAAAAGTCACCGAAAAGAAAATGTCCACGCTAACACCCGCCTCTCTTGTCTTGACAGACAGTATTTTGAAGCAGTTTGGGCGTTCTGTGGTTGAAAGTGCAGTACAAATACGGCATTTGGTGACAAATAAGCTTATAGAAGAGACCGAAAACCCTGATCCGAGAGTCAGAATACGTGCTTTAGAGCTTTTAGGTAAGATTTCGGACGTAGGATTGTTCGCTGAGAAGTCCGAAGTGACCATAACACACCAGTCTACGGACGATTTACGGGAAAGATTGCGTTCAAAGCTCACAAAATTGGTAAATCCAGTCGAAGATGCAGCCGTAATTGATGGTAAACCCATAGATGTGGACAAAGAATTAGGTTTAGACGAGGAAAAAGGTGAATAAACACGCTCTTGACTTCTCTGAGGACGAAATTCAGGTCATGTTAGACAATTTAGACCAATATACACCTGAAGAAGTGGCTGAAATAGACAGAATGGTCGATGAATTAGCCACACGACAGCATAATCAGGCAGCATATGACGATTTAATAGCATTTTGTAAGCACATGCAGCCCGATTACATAGTGGGGAAACATCATAGGATGCTTGCAACCATGCTTATGGACATAGAGCAGGGTCAGAAGGACAGAATCTGTGTAAATATTCCTCCCAGACACGGAAAGTCCCAGCTTGTTTCTATAATGTTCCCCGCTTGGTTTCTTGGACGTAATCCGAACAAGAAAGTTATGATGGTATCGCACACTACAGACTTAGCGGTGGACTTTGGACGTAAAGTGCGTAACTTAATCGCTACAGAAACGTATCAGGAGATATTCCCAACAGTAGCCCTAGCTGTAGATTCTAAATCGGCAGGGCGTTGGAACACAAATTCAGGAGGTGAATATTATGCGTGTGGTATTGGTTCTTCTATTGCTGGGCGTGGTGCTGACCTCTTGCTCGTTGATGATCCCCATTCCGAGCAGGATGTTATAAACGGAAACTTTGAAGTCTTTGAGAAAGCGTACGACTGGTTCACATTCGGTGCGCGAACACGTCTAATGCCTGGAGGTCGGGTAGCTATTATACAGACACGGTGGCATATGGACGACCTGACAGGACGTGTGACCAAGGATATGGTGAACAACGACAAGTCTGACCAGTACGAGGTTGTAGAGTTTCCAGCCATAATGGACGTGGAGAACAAGAAGACGAAAGAGATTATGCAGAAACCTCTCTGGCCTGAGTTCTTTGACATGGAAGCCCTGCTCAGAACGAAAGCATCTATGCCTGTGTTCCAGTGGAACGCACAGTATCAGCAGGAACCGACAGCAGAAGAAGCCGCTATTGTCAAGCGTGAGTGGTGGCAGATGTGGAAGAAAGAAGATCCACCGATATGTGAGTATATTATCATGTCTTTGGACGCAGCCGCAGAGACACACAACCGTGCGGACTACACAGGTCTGACAACGTGGGGTGTGTTTTTGAATGAAGAGGTGGACAACTATAACATTATATTGTTAAATAGCATAAAACGACGGTTGGAGTTTCCCGAACTCAAAGAGTTGGCTATGGAAGAATACAGGGAATGGGAGCCTGACTCGTTCATCGTGGAGAAAAAGAGTGCAGGAACTGCGCTGTACCAAGAAATGAGGAGAATGGGTATACCTATACAGGAATATACACCACACAGGGGATCTGGTGACAAGCTAGCTAGACTTAACTCCGTGACTGACATTGTGTCATCAGGTCTGTGTTGGGTTCCCGAAACACGATGGGCAGAGGAGCTAATCGAAGAGATAGCAGGGTTTCCGTTCATGAGCCACGATGACTTGGTTGACTCCACCGTCATGGCGTTGATGAGATTTAGACAGGGTGGGTTTATACGACTGCCGAGTGATGAACCTGAAGAAGTCGTTTACTTTAAACAAAAGAGAGGCGGGTATTACTGATGGCTGTAGAGAAAGGACTATTCCAAGCTCCCAAAGGTGTGGAAGAAGAGGACACAGAACAACTTGAGATAGAAATCGTAAACCCTGACATGGTCACGTTAGATGATGGTAGTATGGAGGTAACTATCGTACCCGATGCGGAAGGTGTCAGCACAGGGGCATTTGACGAGAATATAGCTGAAAATATGGAAGAAGATCAGTTAGCTGCTGTGGCTGATGAGTTGTTAGGTAATATTGATTCTGATCTGGAAAGCCGTAAAGAATGGGCAGATACCTTTGTCCGTGGTCTGGACGTGTTGGGTTTCAAGTATGAAGAACGTAGCGAACCCTGGGAAGGAGCTTGTGGTGTGTACTCTAACGTGTTAGCAGAAGCAGCTATACGCTTCCAGGCAGAAACAATGGGTGAGACGTTTCCTGCACAGGGACCTGTAAAAACAAAGATACTGGGTGAAGAGACCCGTGAGAAGCTAGAAGCCGCTAATCGTGTGAAAGCAGACATGAACTACCAGCTGACAGAGAACATGGTAGAGTATAGATCAGAGCATGAGCGTCTGTTATATAACCTTGGTCTGGCAGGGTCTGGGTTCAAGAAAGTATACTATGATCCTAATCTAGGACGGCAAGTTGCTGTGTTCGTACCTGCAGAAGATGTAATCGTGCCTTACGGGGCATCACACATAGAAACAGCAGAGCGTGTGACACATGTCATGCGAAAGACAAAAAACGAGTTGAAGAAGCTACAGGCTAGTGGGTTCTACGTAGATGTGGATCTTGGTGAGCCACAGGCATACCACAGTGATATAGAGGAACGTAAAGCAGAAGAGGGTGGGTATTCTCTTACAAACGACAACCGCTACAGTATATACGAGGTACACGCAGATATAATTATAGATGGTGTTGATGATTCAGACGAGGGCATAGCCAAGCCATATATAGTATCTATAGAGCGTGGGTCATATAAAGTGTTAGCTATACGAAGAAACTGGAACCCAGACGACAGTTTAATGTTGAAAAGACAGCACTTTGTGCATTATGTATATACCCCAGGCTTTGGGTTCTACGGTCTTGGATTGATACATATCATAGGTGGCTATGCACAGGCAGGGACATCTATCATACG